TGTATTTTACAATAATAAATCATATACAGATAAAGTTTATAACAAAGCTATAGATGATATGATAAAAGATAAAAATAGATAATTATGCCAAATTTTACAAAAAATAGTGGTGGTGGACCTTCAGTAATGAAAATGTATGGAAAAGGAAAAAACCCAATTACATTTAAATCACCAATGAAAGATAAAAAAGGTTATTCAAAGGAAGCAAAAAATCTTTTAAAAGCAGTGCCTAATAAAGAGGCATATAATAAATTATCTGAAAAAGATAAAAAAGGATTTAATGTAGCAGCTAAAAAATATGGCTTGCCAATGGAAACTAAAAAAAACTAGTTAATGGGGTTTAAATTAGGTACAAATAGAGGTAATTATGCTACAAATGGTGAAATTAAAACTAAGTTACGTTTTGGTAGACAACCTAGTGGTATAGAGTCTATTCCTGGAACACCTATTATACCCATGCCTTTAGAAGAAGGTGTTATGGGTGAAGCTAATATGGATGGAAGTATTTATGTTAATGAACTCTTAGATCCTAATAGCTTTGAATACAGACAAGTGGTAAACCACGAAATGAGACATGCTACTGACATAAGAGTTGGTAAACTTGCTTACAGTGATAATAGTGTAACTTACAATGGTGAAGTTTTTCCAAGAGAAACAATAAACGGTAAAGATATGATTAAGGTTGATGGTAAATGGAAGGAAGCTGGTGATCATGGTTTTCCTTGGGAAGATGATGCAAATAATGGTAACGAAACGGCAATATAATTATGTGGAGCTTATTTAAAGATAAAAACGAAATAAACGAAAAAAATGTAGTTGGTTTTGCATCATTTGTAGTAATGGTATTATTTGCTATAGCTGATCTTGCAACTAGTTTTATATTTGTAGATGGAGAACTAGTAATTAACGAGGTAATATACAATTCATTTGTGTGGGTAACATTAGGGTGTTTTGGTATTAGTTCGTTTGAAAAAGTAAAAAGTAAATAGTATGGCAAAGAAATTTAAAATGAAAAACAAAGGAAATTTTGATTTTGGAAACAAAGGTATTTTTGATATCAAAACTGAAACTAAAGATCAATCTGTAGTTCCAGCAGATAAAACAAAAAAGAAAAAACGTAATGTTAGGTAAACTATTTTCAGGAGGAGCTGCAGAACTTGTTAAGGGCGTGGGTGGAGTTATAGATAACTTACACACATCTGCTGAAGAGAAGCTTGAGGCAGAAAGAAAAATAAAAGAATTAGTTGCTAACTACGAGGTTGAAATGGAAAAAAATATTACAGCTCGTTGGGAAGCAGATTTAAAATCAGATTCATGGCTTAGTAAAAATGTTAGGCCTATGACATTAATATTTTTAATAGTATGCACCATGCTATTAATCTTTATAGATGCAGGTGCATTAAATTTCGAGGTAAAATCAACTTGGGTTGATTTACTTCAATTAGTATTAATAACCGTGATCGGTGCCTACTTTGGCGGTAGATCACTAGAAAAAGTAAAAAAATAAATTATGACAAATAAATATGCTTTAGTAGATTTAGAGCCAAACATAGACACAACGCCAGGCACAACACACGGTAGTTCTGATATTCTTTTTGGTTGGACACCTATTGAAATACCAACTGGCGCTTGTTCAATAAAAACAATTCATGCTATTGTAGAGGGAACCGATGGTGCCGCAGGTAATACACACGATATACACCTTTATTTTGCTAGAAGTATAAATGGTGTAGCGCCACCTACTTTTGGTACTGAAAATGCAATTACTGTAAAAGCCACTACATTAGCCTATAGAAGAAATCTTTTAGGATTTGTTCACTTAGATCTTAGTGCAATAGATAATAGTGATGCTCTACGATCTTATAGTGTAATAGGAGGACGTACAGCATCAGGAAATGATGGTACAGCTAATGCTGGAGAAATGTATAATATAACTCTTCAAGGAGATCCAATGTATACGAGTACAAAGGGTTATCAAACTATTTTTATTGCAGGTTATGGTGCAGGAGCTTTTGATTTTGGAACAGACGTAACATTAAATCAAGCTGGTCATCAAGCAGCAGATACTACTGGTGATAGTGTAACGTTAACGGTAGCCGGAGGTGGAGATCCAAGAAATTCTTTCGCAGCAGGAGATCAATTAATTGGTAGTACTGGTGGTCCAAAAATGGAAGTTGTGTCGGTTACTAGTGACACGGAAATGGCGGTAAAAAATATTACTGAACAAATTGATCATACTGAAGAATTAGTAGTTAGAAATCCACTAAAATTTCGAATAGGATTAGAATATTAAAACAAATTAAATTAACTTAAATTAAATAAAATGGCAACAAGCAAAACAAAGGGCACTAATGCAAAAATCAAAGAACTTAAAGGTATTAAACCTGAAAAAATAACTGAAGATCAGTTAAAAAAAGTTCAAGATACAGTAAACAGTATAAATAGATATCAATTAGAAATTGGTACTATGGAAGTAAAAAAACATCAATTTATGCACAGCGTTGCAGAATTAAAAGATGAGTTAGTAGTATTACAATCTGAATTTGAAAAAGAATACGGTACATACGATATCAATATACAAAACGGTGTTATAAATTATCCAAAAGAAAATGGCGAAGCTAATAAGAAAGATTAGTATCGGTAAAGATTACAAGAATGACGCTATGCACTATGCCGTGGGGCAAGAAGTGTATGGTGGTCATACTATCTGCGATATAATAGAAGAAGATGATAAATACTCTGTCTATATTAAAAAAAATAAAGACGTATTACCCTGGAAAGACTTTAATAAAAATATGGCAGTATCTGTAGAATATAATCTAGAATACTAATGAAAAGTGTTTACAACTTTGTTGTAGCGCCAAAAGGAGAAAGATATAACAATACTAAAAAGCTAGATGGCGGAGAGTTAGTACTTAACACTGAAATATACAACCATCAATACGTTAATAGAGAAGCAATTGTTATATCTACCCCTATTATTGGTGAAACAGAAATACAACCTAGTGACACGGTTATAGTACATCATAATGTTTTTAGAAGATGGCATAACGTAAAGGGTATAGAAAAAAATAGTAGATGTTTTTTTGATGAATCTACTTATCTTATTAACCACGATCAAATTTTTTTATATAAAAAAGATGAAGAGTGGATAGCTCCAAAGGGTTACTGTTTTGTAAAACCTTTAAAAGCTATAGATCAATTTAATATTGAATCTGAAAAACCATTACAAGGTATTGTTAAATATTCAGACGGTACAGTTAAGGTTAACGATCTAATTGGTTTTAGACCAAAAAGTGAATACGAGTTTATCGTTGATGGCGAAAGACTATACAGAGTTTTATCTAATTTTATTACAATTAAATATGAATATCAAGGAAACGAAGAAGAATATAATCCAAGCTGGGCACAAGGCAGTTGAAGAGCTGATTAAAGTAGCTAAGGAAGCAATCGTTGATTCAAACGATGATATATCAGCAGATAGACTTAAAAATGCAGCAGCTACTAAAAAACTAGCTATATTTGACGCATTTGAAATACTTAACAGAATACAAGAAGAAGAAAACCTGCTTGAGGGAAAAACACCTGAAGAGACAAAGGAAAAAACCTTTAAAGGATTCGCAGAAAGTAGATCTAAGTAATGTACAGTCAAAGTTTAGTTAATACAGTTGAACCAATTAAAAAGACAACTATTAGTCGTCTTAACAAATCTAAAAAATGGAAATATGGATATAATAAAGAACATGACATCGTGGTTATCTCTAAAACTGGAAAAATCGGTGAAGTGGTTGAAATACAAAACTTGCGAATTGGCTTGCCGTTGGAACCAAAACGAGTGTACGTGCACCCCAAAAACAAGTGGCAAAAATTAGAATACCCAAAAGAATTAAATAAATTAAAAAATATATTTGATTGGCGTAATTATCCAGAAGATCAAAAAGAACAATGGTTTGATTATATAGATGAGGAGTTTAAAAGAAGAGAGGAAGGTTTTTGGTTTACAAATAACAGTAAACCAATATGGATAACCGGTACACATTATATGTATCTTCAATGGAGTAAAATTGATGTAGGTGCTCCTGATTTTAGAGAAGCAAATAGATTATTTTATATATTTTGGGAAGCGTGTAAGGCTGATAAAAGATGTTATGGAATGTGTTATCTTAAAAATAGACGTTCTGGATTTTCTTTTATGTCATCAGCAGAAACAGTTAATTTAGCCACTCTTGCAAGTGATAGTAGATATGGTATCTTATCTAAAACAGGTTCAGATGCTAAGAAAATGTTTACTGATAAAGTAGTTCCAATTAGTATAAACTATCCATTCTTTTTCAAACCGATACAAGATGGTATGGATCGACCTAAAACAGAATTAGCTTATAGAGTACCTGCTAGTAAGTTTACTAGAAAAAAAATTACATCTAACGAAAAATTAGAAGATTTACAAGGATTAGACACAACAATAGATTGGAAAAACACTGGAGACAATAGTTATGATGGTGAAAAATTAGCGTTATTAGTGCATGATGAATCTGGTAAATGGGAAAGACCTGATAATATTTTAAATAACTGGAGGGTTACAAAAACATGTTTACGATTAGGTAGTAGAATTATTGGTAAATGTATGATGGGCTCAACTTCAAATGCTTTAGATAAAGGTGGAGAAAATTTTAAAAAACTATACAATGCATCAGATGTCACAAAAAGAAATAGAAATGGTCAGACAAAGTCTGGACTATACTCTCTTTTTATCCCAATGGAATGGAACTACGAAGGATTTATTGACGAGTTTGGAGTTCCAGTCTTTACTACTCCTGATATCGACAGATTTGCGCCAGACGGTGAACTAATAGATATAGGTGTAATAGATAATTGGCAAAATGAAGCTGATGGTTTAAAAGACGATCAAGATGCTTTGAACGAGTTTTATCGTCAGTTTCCAAGAACTACAGAGCATGCATTTAGAGATGAGACTAAAAACTCTATTTTTAATCTTGTTAAAATATATGAACAGATAGATTATAATGAAGAAATGTCTAGAACACTAGGAATTACAACTGGTAATTTTCAATGGGTAAATGGTGTTAAAGATTCACAAGTTATATTTTATCCAGATCAAAAAGGTAGATTTAAAGTTAGCTGGGTTCCACCTCAGCAATTACAGAATAGAGTGGTATTGAAGAATGGTATTAAATACCCTGGTAATGAACACATGGGAGCATTTGGTTGTGACTCTTATGATATATCAGGGACCGTAGATGGAGAAGGATCTAAAGGAGCTTTGCATGGCTTAACCAGGTTTAGTATGGAGGACGCTCCTGCGAATAGCTTTTTTTTAGAATACTTATCAAGACCACCTACGGCTGAAATATTCTTTGAAGATGTATTGATGGCGTTGGTATTTTATGGCATGCCAATACTTGCAGAGAATAATAAACCACGTCTTTTGTATTACTTAAGAAGAAGAGGATATAGAGGTTTTAGTATGAATAGACCTGATAAGATATGGAACAAATTATCTGTTGCAGAAAAGGAAGTTGGTGGTATACCTAACTCTAGTGAAGACATAAAACAAGCTCACGCTGCTGCAATTGAAATGTATATACAAGATCACGTTGGTATAAAACAAGATGGAACATTTGGAGATTTATACTTTAACGAACTACTAAATGATTGGAGTAAATTTGATATAAATAAAAGAACTAAGTTTGATGCGTCAATAAGTTCTGGTTTAGCTATAATGGCAAACAATAGGCATTTATACGCTCCAAACGCAAAGGTTGAAAAACCAAAACTAAATATAAACGTTTCTAAGTATACTAATACTGGAACTAATTCACAAATAATTAAATAATAAATATGGCAGAGTCTGGCATTAAAAATTATTTCCCAAGTCAAACGGTAAGTGATGCTGAAAAGTTAAGTTATGAATATGGCTTAAAAGTAGGTAAAGCTATTGAACAAGAATGGTTCAATAACGATAGAAATATTGGTAAATATAGAACAAATTATAATAATTTTCATAATTTAAGATTGTATGCAAGAGGTGAGCAATCTATTCAAAAGTATAAGGATGAGTTATCTATCAACGGTGATTTGTCCTATTTAAATTTAGACTGGAAACCTGTTCCAATTATATCTAAGTTTGTAGATATAGTTGTAAACGGTATAGCGGAAAGAACTTATGATATAAAAGCTTATTCTCAAGATCCTTTTGGAATTGCAAAAAGAACTGAGTATATGGATTCTATATTGAAAGATATGAGATTAAAAGATTTTAACGAAGCTGTACAGCGAGAATTAAATCTTAACGTAAGAAGTAGTGCAATTGAAGAATTACCTGAAAGTAACGAAGAATTAGAGTTACATATGCAATTATCATACAAACAATCTATAGAAATAGCGGAAGAACAAGCTATTAATATTTTGTTAGAAGGTAATAAATATGAACTTATAAAAAAACAATTTTATTATGATCTTACTGTTTGTGGAATTGGTGCTGTAAAAACATCTTTTAATACTTCGGAAGGTGTTGTTGTAGATTATGTAGATCCAGCTAATCTTGTGTATTCATATACAGACTCTCCTTATTTTGAAGATATATATTATGTTGGTGAAGTAAAATCTATACCCGTTAACGAACTAGCAAAACAATTTCCACATCTTACCGAGTCTGATTTAGAAGATATAATGGAAAACAAATCTTATAATAGAAATAATTATAATACTAGATATTCTGTAGACAAAGAAGACAATAACGCTATTCAAGTTTTATACTTTAATTATAAAACATATATGAATGAGGTTTACAAAATAAAAGAAACTGGAACTGGTGCTGATAAAATTATACCTAAAGATGACTCTTTTAATCCACCAGAAAACATGGAAGGCGGATACAGTAGAATGCTAAGATCTATTGAGTGTCTCTATGATGGAGCTATGATTCTTGGTACTAATAGATTACTTAAGTGGGAAATGGCTAAAAACATGATGCGTCCTAAAAGTGATTTTACGAAAGTCAAAATGAACTATGCTATTGTTGCTCCTAGAATGTATGATGGCAGAATTGATTCACTTGTAAAAAGAATAACTGGTTTTGCTGATATGATTCAATTAACTCATTTAAAACTACAGCAAGTATTATCAAGAATGGTTCCAGATGGTGTTTATTTGGATGCTGATGGTTTAGCTGAGGTTGATTTAGGTAATGGTACAAACTATAACCCGCAAGAAGCTTTAAATATGTTTTTTCAAACAGGATCTGTAATTGGTAGATCGTTTACTTCTGAAGGCGATATGAACCCAGGTAAAGTACCTATTCAAGAAATTACATCTGGATCTGGCGGAAATAAAATGCAAGCTCTTATTGGTAATTACAATTACTACTTGCAAATGATAAGAGATGTAACTGGTCTTAACGAGGCTAGAGATGGTAGTATGCCAGATAAAAACGCTTTAGTAGGTGTACAAAAATTAGCTGCTGCAAACTCTAATACTGCAACAAGACATATATTACAGTCTGGTCTTTTTTTAACAGCAGAGGTCGCTGAAAGTTTATCACTTAGAATATCTGATATTATAGAATACTCACCAACAAGAGACGCTTTTATACAAGCTATAGGTGTTCATAACGCAGCTGTATTAGAAGAGTTAAAAGAATTACACCTGTATGATTTTGGTATATTTATAGAATTACAACCAGATGAAGAAGAAAGAATGATGTTAGAAAATAACATTCAAATGGCCTTACAGCAACAAATAATAGAACTTGCCGATGCTATTGATATTAGAGAAATTAAAAATGTAAAACTAGCCAACCAACTTCTTAAAATACGAAGAAAAAAGAAATTAGATAAAGATCAAGCAATGCAAGAGCGTAATATTCAAATGCAAGCGCAAGTTAATCAACAATCAGCACAGGCAGCAGCTCAATCTGAAGTTCAAAAAAACCAAGCCTTAACACAGAGCCAAGCACAATTAGAGCAAATAAAAGCAGAAATAGATTCTCAAAAAATGATGCAAGAGGTTCAACATAAAAAAGAATTAATGGCGTTAGAGTTTCAATATAACATGCAACTTAAAGGTATTGAAGTTGATGGGCAAAAAACAAAAGAAAAAGAGAAAGAAGATAGAAAAGATGAAAGAACTAGAATTCAAGCATCTCAACAGTCTGAATTAATTGATCAAAGAAATAGTGGAAAACCACCTAAAAACTTTGAGTCCTCAGGTAATGATATATTAGGTGGGGGAATTGATTTAGGAGTGTTTGACCCTAGATAAAATTTATTAATTATTATTATATTATATTATGGAAGAAAAAAATGAAAACGTAGTCGAGGAGACTACACAAAACAACCAACAAGACCCAGGTGATGAAAACGTGGTAAAAGTTGATGCAAATAAATTTAAATCTGTAAATGACGATGATGTTATTAAGGTAGATTTATCAAAACCACCAAAACCAGTAGAAGAAAATGAAACTAAAGAAGATAACGCTGACGACAGCGGAGTGGTTGCAGAGTCTAA